GCTGCGGCGAGAACTGTTGCTCAGTCTTGTAACTGCGATGCTGCTGTGCATTGCGTTGATGAACCCGCCTATCCCCAATCATGGAAGTAGTGCCATTCCAGGAACAGCAGGACCCCGAACTGAGGCTAGGTGAGGGTCGCTCCCGCACCAGTTCAGATAAGGCTCAGCTGTTTGAGCTGAAAATTTGGTTGCCGGGTCAAGGTGCCATGCGGGATTTGGTGCGGGCGGAGTCGCTCCAGCAGGCGATTGAGTTTGCGCAAAACCGCTACCCGAATTGCAAGGTGGAGGTGCCGACGACGGCGGCGAAAAAACCTAAGCTGGCTCGTGCCAAAAATGGGCCGCGTGAAACGGCCCGCAGGCGTCTCAAACTCGTGGAGAAAAGGAATGAGCCAGCAGATCGCTGACTGGGCACGCCAGTCGTGGGGTGAGGTCATCGTCGACCAAAATCGCGCTGACCTCTTGGATAAGCTCTACTTCTGGGACGGGCGGGACAAAAAAGACCACCCGCTTCACGCCACCTATACCGGGCTGTATCGCAAGTACACCGCCAACTAGGCGGAGTCGCGGTCCATTCCAAACTGATCGGCCAGGTTGTCTGCAGCTTCGCGGATAGCCCAGGCCGATTTTGTGCGTTCCAGCTGATGGAGCGTATTCAAGACAAGGGCGGCTTCGAGGAGGCCGCGATAGTCCTGTTTGTTGAACAGGCCGACTAACCACTGGTCCGTGGCTGCCTTGTGGAAGCTGGACTCGGGGGTGTGCTCGATGGGGCGCATAGCTAGTTTTTGCGAATTCGCATGAACCAGCCTGTGTCGTTGCCTTCGATGAGCCAGCGAGGCAGCCAGTTCTTTCTGGAGTAGGCGATGTTGGCGCCTCCCTTATTGCTGATGTATCCCCCGTTGACCAGATCCGCCTCACCAAAAGGATCTAGATGTATGAAATGCGTCGGGGTGTAACCGGCAACTACGGTCCAGTGGCCGGTTCCACTCGGATTAGATACAGGCCCCCGGTGTAGCCAGCCGACAGGAACTGGATGACCGTTAGCTATTTCAGTCTCTAAGTCCTCAACTGTGCCATCCATCTCGAAGGTGGCGGTTAGTCCCAGTGCTTTGAGGGCAGCAATTTGTGCTTTGGGATCAGTGGTGTCGCCGAAACGAGCGCGTAAAGCGTTGTACTCATAATCTCCGTTTACTTTGCCGTAGTAGCGGGCCACCATCGCGCAGCTGGAGCTAAAGCACTGACGCCAGCCCTTGGGACCGTCATCCGATCCAAGCTGGTATTCGTAAGGGACTTTCAGTAGTTTCTGGTTGGGTGGGACGACAGGTTTAGCTCCTGCGTGTTGCTCCATAAGCTGGATTAGCTTGCCTGGATAATTGGGATCTGTTGCGTATTTTTCTTTGTACAACCACTTGGCAGCTTCCTCGCGGGTGGCGGCGTTGTTGCATCCTTTGTAGTTCTTGTAGTCCTTGTACCAGTGGTCTACGAGGTAGATTACGCAGGAGAGTAGGTCAGGGAAATCAATGAAGCTATCGGTGATTGTGACCCACTGACCGTTAATAAACTCTTGTGTTTTCTTGTCGCTGCCTTCACCTTTAAGGCCGAAAAAATTGTTTCTGCCAGATACTAATTTGCCGTAATTCGATTCCAGTGCCCACTGGGCGGCTACAAGTTCTGGAAATTTTGCGCCGGCGACGCGGGCGGCTTCCAAGATGCCTTCCCAGCTGTTGGGAAACTGAGTTTGTTTGCCGGCAACGCTCCAAGTTTTGAACCAGCCCTGGTCGCGGCCCAAGATATGCGGGTTGGCCTTGTTGATCGCTTGTTCCAGCTCGGTGACGGCCGCCATCTGGTGGGGCAGTCCCTTGTAGAAGCGGAATAGATCGCTAAGACGGATCTTGTTGGTTGCCATCGGACCAGGGGGCTTGGATGCTCATGGCGCCACCCAGAAGGCGGCTGTCGCCGGTTTGGAGCTGTTCATCAATTTCGTGGTGAACGATCACAGGAGGTGGATCGGTCGGTTGTGTTGCGTGCCAGTCCGCTTCAGCCTTGTCGAGCTTGCCGGGGAGTAGTAGCTCAAACCACCACTCCCGTACAGCTTGCTCCCAAGTTTTGCCTAGAGCTTTTTTCCTTTGATGGCGCGGAGGGCGTGGAAGACCAGCTGGATGATGCTGTTGTCCTTCAGCGGGGACAAAGCGATCAGCTCGGAAGCTGCCGCTACGCAAATCCAGAAGGCTGGATGCTGGATGAAGTCCATGGGAAATAGGAACCCTGCAGGAAGTTTAGCTGTACTAGAGAAGAGTTCCGGCGCACGTAATAGTCTCTGCCGCTACATTCCAGGTAGCTACTGCTTGGTATGGACCATCGTATTGAAGATGGCGAATACTTAAACAAGAAGGAAGCAAAAGCAAGATTTAGGCAATCAATCCTTAACCACTGGAATAACTCGTGCGCTTATTGCGGGGTAGACCTGGGGCGGTCTGCCACCTTGGATCATGTACACCCGAAATTTCGTGGTGGCCATACGCACCAGCAGAATTTGGTGGCCTGCTGTTTTGCGTGCAATATCTCGAAGTCGGCTGAGGATTGGCTGGAGTGGTACAGGGACCAGCCGTTTTGGGAGCCGCATCGGGAGGACGCGATTATTGCCTGGATTACTGAGGGGCTTGTTGCTTAGGGTCCCAGCCCATGCCTTCGAGGTACATCATTGCGATGTAGTGGTCTTCGGCGTAGCGGCAGATGCTGCCCTTGCAGGCGCGGTAGTACAGCTCGCCGCGTTCGTTCTCAAGCTGGTCGAGGCTGTAGCCGTTGCCGTAGTCAGTGGAGTGGACGACGCTCATTAGTTTCTCGCTTCCAGTTTTGTTACACGTTGCTCGACTGTATTTAAGCGCGTGAAGGTTTCTTTCCGGTCTTCTTTTATGTCTGTGTGGAGTACTTCAAGTTGCGTGGCGATGTGCTCCACGGCACTGGTGAGGCGGATTACTGCGTCGCGTGCTTCATCACTACGTCTGCTAAAGCCCATTGCGCCCATTGCCGCCACGGAAATTGATGCGCCAGCGATGGCGGCTACAACTTCAATCATGGCGACAATAGCTACCTAAATAGGCTAGCGCCCTTGGCCGACAAGTTTTTTCTTGCCGCGACGGCGTGGGCGGCTGTGTTGGCCAAAACCTTGACGGGTAGTTTTGGGGCGACCAGATTGATGTTCCAGTCGCCCAGTGCCGGTCTTTGCCTTAACTGCCACGCTGAAATGTAGACAACTAAACCGACCTTACCAATCTATCGCCATCAGTTCTCACCGGGCTTAGGTGGCCACTGCACGTTCCAGGGGAAGCCTTCTTGTTGCGGCACCATGCGGAGCGTTTCGCGGTAGAGCTGCCAAGCGCCTTTGCCGTCAGGATCAAGCGGGCTATCAGCAAGCTGAGTCCAGTCACATTCAGCTAGACGGCGGTTGCGATCTTCGCGGACAACTTTGCCCTGCTCGGCATCTTTGGCGAAACAGTACGCCTCGTACTGCTCAGCGGCGGTATGCACCACGCCTTCGTCGTCGGTGTAGTCCTGGAAAACAGGACCGGCGATGTAGTGCGTGAACCACTGCCCGTTCACCTCCACCACGCCATCACGCTGGCTGTACTGGTAGGGCGGCACGGTGGTGGCTTGGGGGCCTTCCAGCACGGGGTCATAGCCGAAATCGCTGATGATCTCAGCGGTCAGCTGCGGCGGGAAACTGGTGTTTGGATTGGAGCGGCGAAACTCGTCTTCAGTGACGACGGCGCCGGTGGTGCGGTTGCGGAGTTCCATGATTAAACGGTAGCGGGGGTTTTATGGCGGCAACTGTCTCCATGCCACCGAGCATAGTTACCGTAGTTCGATTCTTTGCCGCAATGTTCACAGACTTTTCTGGTTGTATTCTTTTCTTTCATTAAACGAGAATGAAGAAGTCTATTCTTGAGCATTTTAGAAGGATTATCTACTCCATATTTGTCCAAATAGCTTTTACGGACTTTTGCTAGCAATTCAGGCGACTGAGTGGTGTACTCAACTCCATATCGCAAAAGCATTGAATCTTTTCTTTTTTGTTCAAAATCTGATGCTTCAAATCGGCTAGGAGCGTTAAAGCGTTCCATGCACGTGTCGGCAGCTTTGTCTTTAATTTCTTGCAGTTGTTTGGGGTTATCAACTTGATACTTTTCGTTGTAGATGCTCTTCAGCAAATCAGGATGTACAGCCCCTGAGATGCTTTGGTTATACCACTTAGCGGACTTGTGCGCTTTTACCTTACTTAAGAATCTTTTCTCATAAGCAATTGCTTCTTCTTTTGTGGGGAAAACTTTTATGCGATCTATAACAAAAGACTGCGGATTTGTAGCTAGCAAACGCTTTACAATTTTAGAAGAAGTAAAATAAGTGGTCAGCAGGTCGCATGGTTTACACCCTCGTGCAAATTTAACTCCGGCATACAAATTGCCAGTGCTGACTTCTCGGAGAACATAGAAATAAGGTGTAGTTTTCATTTACGCCACTGAAAGATAAATATAAGAACCGCCGTTTGCGTTTATTTCCGCTGGTGCTGTGCTGCTGATTTGAAAACCTGAAGACAATGGATCTATGTAATCGGTGTTTGTGACTTCAGCTGCTGTGCTATTCAAAAGCAAGTACGGGTCGTTACCCGAGACGATACCTCTAGCAGTATCCCATACATACCAGCTTCCCGTGCTGTCGGTGCGTTTGATCAAGACAAACCGTGCGCCGGCTGTGAACCCGCAGTCGATGTTGAGCGTGGTGCCGGTGCCGGTATAGCTACCAACCTTGCTCACGCCGGGGCAGGAGGCGAAGAGGTAGGCGATGTAGGTTTTGGCGGAACCATTTGAAGTAACAGCCGTGCCAACGGAAAAAACACTAGCCGTTGGCCTGGTTCCATTAAATGCAGTAGGGTTTGAAGTTAACTCCGCAGACGTACCGTTTAAAACAAGTATTGAATCGGCTGCAATGCTTTGTGAATTAACAAGCCACTGATAGGCATCATTTCGGATTTTAACAATCATCAACTCCGGCACCACGCCGAGGTTATGGCTCACCGTCCGCGCTACGCCCGTGCCCGTATAAGCCACCACGTCGAAGAAGCCGGGGGCGCGGCGGAACGCTTCATAACCAATCGTGCCAGAAAGACCTAAGCCTGGTCCCGTAAAGCTGGTGTTTGATGCCAGTGACAAGCTGCCGCCTGTATTTTCCAGATCTGTAGAGCTTGTTTTTAAGTAATTAGCAGCTCCGGCGAGGCGTGAAAATACATACCTATGAGCGCCGCCTGCTCTTGGTAACATCCACAGCCAATCAACCGGAAAGTTTGTCGTTCCGCCAGTTGTGTCTGAGCTTGCAGTGATGGCACTGAATACCTTCGTGGCATCGGTGGGCGTCTTCATCGGCCCACGGCGGATGGCGATGTAGATGTAGGTGTCACCAGAATTATTGATTGCAGCTACGTTTCCAGTTACTCTAAATCCAGTTGAATTAATAGCAAATCCACTAGCCCAGTTTTCAGCACCAGAAGTATTGGCAAAGAATTGGTATACACTATTTCCGCTTACATCCCATCCACGCATGTTGTCTTGCATGTACCAGTCGCCGGTGCCCCCTGTGGCTCGTTTTACTATTAGCCACTGCGGCTCCCAGCCCAGATCAACAACAGGCCCCGTGGTGCTGCCGTTGCCCGTATAGCTCCCACACTTCACCACACTGTCATTCCCGCTATCGCCAAACCCGCCAGCGTCGTGCGCAAACAGGTAGGCAACGTAGGTGGCGCCAGAGGTGTTGCACGAGTTAGTGCTGTTATTGACTGTGAACGTTGTAGAAGTAGGCTCACCTCCCCACATTCCATTCCAGGTCGGATCGGTGTTTGTTACTTCTGCATCAGCAAGCTGCATTCGTAATAATTTGTCCTTGCCACGGGAGCGGTGATAACAGTTCCAGTTGCCAGTGCTATCGGTACGTTTGACGATAAAGAAGCCAGGTGTGCTGCCAAGGTTGTGGCTGATTGCACGCTGATCAGTGCCATTCCCCGTATAAGTCACCACATCAAAGAACTTCGCCGCCTTGCGGAACGTCCAGGAGGCAACAGTATCAGTACTGGAATTCCAGTTTATATTATTGCCAACGGTAAAACCGCTACTTCCGAAAGCAAGACCTGCCGTGCCTATGTCAAATTCTGCACCAGTGCTATTAGTGTTTAAGAACTTATAATTGCCTCTAGCTGTATCCCAAAGGTAATGATCAAAAATGCCGGTACGGCGCTTAATCCAAACCAAACCCCCTTTACCACTCAGATCAATCCCATTGGTGATTGTCTGCGTGCTGCCGTTGCCGGTATAGAGGTAGGTGCTGAAGACATCTTCAATGTAGGTCTTTGGTGCGCTGGCGGATGCAGCGAGTGCTTTACTGTTCAGCATCAGGCATCACCCACGCGAGCGCCGTACACCTGCGTGCCGACTTTCCAAAGCACAATAACCGTATAGCCCGTTGTATTCAGCGTCGGTGCATTGCCGCCGCCAGTCTTCCATACAACGCCACTACCGCCAAAGGTGGAGTCGCTCCAGGTGAGCGTGTAGGCGCTGCCGTCATCCACCATCAGCGTCACCGCTTCACCGGCTGCGAAGTTGGTGGCTTTGGGTGTGCGGTTGGCACCCAGCGTGATCAGTTGGATGCTGCCATTGCCGGGGTCAATCTCAAACGCTGCCCCATCGCTGATCGTATAAACGTCCTCCAGGATCGTGCCGATGATGGCTGGATCAGTGAGGGTTTTGTTGGTGAGGGTCTGAACGCCGTTCAGGGTTACATCACCGGAAGCTGTCGCCGCAATCGTGATGCTGCCGCTGCCGTTGGTGATCGAGATGCCGCTACCAGCAGTCAGCGTGGACTTAGCCAGCGTGTTGCCGGTGCTATTACCAATCAGTAGCTGACCATCGGTGTAGCTGGTCTGGCCTGTGCCGCCCTTATTAACGGCAATCGTGGTGGCGGACCATGTACCAGTCGCAATCGTGCCAACGCTAGTCAGGCTGGAACTCACAACCCCGCTACCAAGGCTGGTCGCATCCAAAACTTTTGTGCCAGCAATCCTGATTTCCTTGGTGCTGGCTAGATCAACGTGCTCGCTAAATGTCCAGGCGTCAGTGCTATCAATCCAGTTAATTGTTTTATCGGTGGTGCCCTTGAGGGTGATACCGCCGCCATCTGCAGTTACATCAGTAGGGCTAGTAACTGCCCCCATTTCGATATTTTTATCCTTCACCACCAAAGTGGTGGAATCAATCGTTGTAGTTGTACCTTGAACGCTTAAGTTGCCTGGAATGTTGATATTGCCGCTGGCATCTGCAGTTAGACGGGCAGTTCCGCCTGTAACCAGTGCCAGTTCATCCGCGCCAGTGCGGAGTAAGCCAGTGTTGGGGTCGCCGTCAAAGGCGTAACCGGGAGTGCTGGCGCTGGTGGAGTTATCCCCCAGAATCTGCCCGGTCATCGTGCCGCCGGTCAGCGCCAAGAAACCGCTAATACCAGAAATATCGCTCAGATAAGCGACAGTTCCAGACTCATCCTTAAATGTGATTGTCCGATCAGCGGTCGGATCTGTAATGGCAAAAGTAGTCTCAAAGTCGTCTGCGGTGCCCTCAAAGCTGATGTTGCCGGTGAACGTGCCACCAGCTTTGGGCATTGCAGAGTTGGCTAGGTCATACGCCGCCTTAACTGAATTGGGTGTGGCAGCCGTGGTAAGGCTTGTGCTGCTGGTGCTATCGGTGAGCTGGATTGTTCCTCGGGCTGAGGTTGTTCCAGCTTCGATGATGTCCCCGTCAAGGGTGCTGGCGTCGATAAGTCCGTAGCCATATTGCACCAAGTCCTTGGAAGTGATCTTTTTGGTCTCGCTTGCCGACGTGTCGACAACAGCCAGAACGTCGTTGTTGGCGAGTGAGCCACCAGCAAGACTGTTTAGCTGTGAAATTTTGAGGTCTGCCATGACTCAGATTTCGTCCTGCAGCAAGCGGCCTATACCCGATTCTAGGTCTAGCGCACTGCTGTCTTCCTGTAGTAGCAGACTTCCGGCAATGCTGCCGCCTGTGCTGTAACGCAACTGGATTTGCCCGGTCGTCACGAACTCAATCTGGGACTGAACAGCTGTGCCAGCCTCGAACGAGATTCCGACATTTGTGATCAGGCCCTCAATCAAGTAGTACAGCTGACTCTCGTCAGTGCCGGCTGGCCCCGTGGCGGCTGATTCGCTGGTGCGCTTCAAGGTCAAGGCGGCACTGAAGTTGCTGCCTAGCTGCTGCCGCAAGATTAGGTGGTGGATGTACTGCGCCGCTTCAAAATCGCCGTTTTCGCCAAAGTCCCAGAAACAG